AATGGGAATGTCGACTACTGAACAGTTTGATTATATTGAATATAATTCTAGTCGGCTTAATTGTAACGATAATGCTCTTGAAGAAAATAGTATAAGGTCAATGAGTAACGAGCTAAGAAAATATAACTTCGAGTATACGCTTTTTTGGACCGGTTCAAGTGATGCACCAGCTAAAGAACAGATAGACCCAGAGTTTGAAGGAAAAAGACATAGTGTCTCTAAAATTAACATGATAAAAAGACTTGGAACAATCTTTGAACGAAACTTTAATTCAAGAAAAGACGGGGACGGATACTATCTTAGAATTCCTTACAAGACCGAAAGAGACAAACAGATAGCTCATAAAATACTTGACGAGTGTACTACTTATGCTTTAGCTGACGGGAAGCTTGTTGAGGTCGGACCTCATGGAAATATACCGATAGCTTTAGGTTACGCATTAGAAAGAAGCGAAATGGAAAAGTTCGAGTTCGGTTATGGAATGTTAGGCGGAGAAGAGGAGGATGATATAGATGAAACAGATTAAATTCAAGATAGGATGGTTAATCTTTTGGCTAATTATATTTTGGCCTGCAGCAATTATTTATGTGATTTACTACTTTGCAAAGAGAGGTGAGCAGAAGTGAAGAAATACCACGGAATCAACGCAGACCTAAGTGACATGAATGTAAAGACAGCAAGATGCAGCAGATGTAAATCTCATATAAGTCCTAACGATAAGTATTGTCATAAGTGCGGGAAACAATTATGAGCCAAACTGATATTATGGAATTCCTTGATAAGCATATAGGAAACTTTTATAGTGCAAAAGAAATCGAAAAAGCATTAAAAAAAAAGATTGGACTGACTAGTATACATGGAAACTTAAGAAGAATACTCAAAAGAGAAGAGTACATTGCAAAGATTTCACAAAGTAAAAAAAAAGGAGGATTGCAAACCCATTACGGTAGAGCATGACTCAAGGAGGAAAAATGGTAAAAGAAGAAATTAAAGAGAACGAACCAGAGAATTCAACAGCACCCCAGACAATAATAATGGACAAGCCCAACAGAAGAAAGAAAATAATAGATATTAGTCTGTTACTTCCTGTAAAAACCAGGATGTTCAAAAGGTATAAGAAGATCCAAGCGATGGGCCAAGCAAAGATACAGAAATATATGGTAGGGAACGAAGCTCGATTCGATACACAGCCACCAAAAGAGTTTATCTCTAAATTAATGATGGATTTCGATGGAAGCATAGCAAAACTTTCTTATTATGTATATGCTAAAGGAAAAGACGGAAACAAAGTACTTGACGAAACAAGAGCCGACGTAACACGCCCTGACGGAACAGTGGTAAACATAGTAGTGGACGCAAGATACAGGTTTGAAAAGTTCGTAGTAGAAACAATCAAGACCAAAGAAAAGATAGTCGTTGAGGAGTTTGATGCAGATGTCCAATAAACAACCCAATAATCAACCTATCCGGACATTTCACAGGGACGGAATGAAAGTCATACTTAAGACTGTTATACCTCCTGTTGAGTTCTCTACTAAAGAGATTCTAAATGCTATTAATAGCGAAGAAGCCCAGAAGCAAAAGCAAGAGTCTCAAATAGAGCAAGTAAAGGAACAGATTCCAAAGATGGAAGAAAACATCAAGAACATCGATGGTAATCTAAAGAAGCTTAACAAGTTCAAAGATTGGGCCACAGATTTCCAGGTAAGCAGACTCAGGGTACTAGTTGACGAAGTAAAGGAAGAAGTCGAAAAGCGAGTCAGGGATGAATACGAAATAGATGACACAATGACCGAAAAGGACAACAAGATCCAGATGTTCTGTCAGCTAAAAGGTTATATCCAAAGACACCCGAAAATCTCTGAAGAAATCATCTCAACTATCTTTATGGCTGAGACAAGCAAAAATGGATATGTAGAAAATCCTTTTTGATTTTTTTTTATTTTTGAGTATTATTTAAATAATAGGTAGTTCATAAACAATTCTAAATATGGCCATATTTAATAAATTAGGGAAATTCTTCATTAATGATATAACGGGATTCAACGGTGCGGACGTAATAGAAGAACGGCTCCCTGTGCATCCTGAATGGTTCTGGGTAGCAAGACAAGGTCAACCTCGTTCTATTAATATAAATCAGTTAAGAAAGTTCGCTAGATCTCCCTGGATTCAGATGGTGCTCAATACTATCAAAAAAGAAGTAACTACTATTCCTTGGGACGTAATAGAAGACGATTCAGAAAGTGGAGTATTACACGAAAAAGAAATAATCGAGTTTAAAGATTTCCTAGAAAACATCAACCAAGAAAGAGAAGACATAAGCGACTTAGGCAGCCAAGCTGTTACAGACATCGGAGAAATAGATGCTCAAGTCTGGGTAAATGTATTTACTACAGATTCTTACGTAGTTGAAGATGTTCCTATACTTGATCATACCGGCAGAGAAACAGGTTCTACAGAATCAAGGATTGTTCTTAAACCATTCGGAAATAGAAAACTGGCCCAAGTAAGACCTGCAGACGGTTCGACTTTCCTTAAACAAATAGATATCCACAGAAGACTCATGGCTTATTATCAATATTCTTTTAAAAATCCTAGAACTAATCCTATAAGATTCGAGCCGGACGAAGTAATTTATTCTTTACTTAACCAGAAATCTTATTCTATTTACGGATATTCCCAGGTCCAAGCAGTCCAACAAATACTTGAGTTACTTATTCAATCTACTAGATGGAACAAAGACTTTTATGTAAAAAACGCTATACCTGACGGAATCGTTTCCCTTCCTGGTGCAGACGGCAAAGCTCTTCAGAAGTTCGAAAGAATGTGGAACACTAAAGCAAAAGGCAAACGTCATAAATTATTATTTCAAAACTCAGATGCAAAATTTCAGATGTTCGCTCCAAACAATAGAGACATGGAATGGCTAAACGGACAAAAATGGTATCATCAGTTAATATTCGGGATATTTGGAGTTTCACCTGTAGAAGCAGGTTTTCATGAGAACGTATCAAAAGGAAACACAGACGGACAAGAAAGAATCACAGTCAAGAACGCAATCAAACCATTCCTTAATATAATCGAAAACAATGTAAATAAAAGAATACTGATAGAGTTTTTCCAGAACGAAAAGCCAGGAATCAAATTTAAATATTTCCCTAAAGATCATCAACAGGAAAAAATCGAACATGAACAGTCAATGAACGAACTAGACAAAGGAGCTCTAACTATTAACGAATTCCGTAAAGAAAAAGGAAGAAAGCCTATACCTGGCGGAGACGTAGCAAACATCCAAACAAATAATCAACCAGGCAACCCAGATGATCCAAACGATCCTAATGATCCTAAAAAAGACGACCCAATTAAAGAAGATCCAAAGAAAGATAAGTACTTTTCTAAATCATTTTCTAAATACATGAAAAATAAGGAGGATTAATAATGGTCGAAAGACAACCTCAGACAAGTCCTACCGACCCAAGGCTTGATAACTGGAATCAGCTAGACAGAGCTTATGATGCAGAAGCAGAAAGAAGAATATTAGTAGATACTGCAGGAAACTTTATAAAAACAAATCAATCATCTGAAGGTGGTTCTCTGTTGGGGGTATCGACCTCATCAACAAGTGATTTTACTATAATATATGAATAAAATAGAATAAATAAAATGCTAGAACAAGACTTCAACGATTTTTGGGAACGGGTAAATTTTAATAAAAAGAACGGGATATTTCCTATTATTAATTGCCTCGAAGAAGAAGATAAATTTACTTTCATGTTTAGATCTGGCGAACAAGGAGAATGGAAATATTATACGATTGTCGAAAAAGAAGACATAAACGGCCATTCTGAAGAAAACAATGTAAGTACCGAAGAAGGTCTTGAAGATTTCCGTAATAATTATTGTTCTAACACTGTCCCTATTAAGCCTTACGAATTCAATTATTTAGAGTATTCTCCTAGATATGTAAGAAAAGATGAAATAATCGAACCAGGAGAAGACGTAGTAGACGAGTCAGAAGATTACGAAGCGTTTATGATTAATGAATTAAAGCGGATGGAAAAGAAAGTAGTAAACTCGATAGATAACATCGAATTCGAAAAAGCATATATGAATAAGACTTTCGGGGAATTTGTTAGAGATTTATTTAATTCTGTTAATACTCTTCCTTTTGCAAAAAGAATCAAGACGTTTGTTAGATCTGGACTAAAAGAAGGACTAGACTCCGCAGAGGAGGAGATTGGCGTAGGCATAGGATTTACTGCAGTTTTTAGTGACAAAGTAAATATCTTAGCCGAACAACAGCTTAATGGATATACACTCTCTGACGGAAAAAGATGGACCGGAATAAAAGGAGCTTCTAAGGATTTACAGATTAATATCTTAAGATCAGTTCAAGACGATGTAATAAATAGAGTTTCTAAAAAAGAAATGACAAAAAACATTCAAGATATATTCAGAGGATCCGGTTGGAACCAAGCTACAAGAATTGCACGCACAGAGAGCAATCGTTTCATTTCAGAAGGAAAATTAACAGGATATAGGGAATCCGGAATACCTGGTAGAAAGGCATGGGACGCAGTTGGAGACAAAGATACCAGTCCTATTTGTTTAAGATTACATGCTAAATATTTTGAAAAAGGCATACCTTTCGACGACGAATTTGTAGATGATGTTTCAGGATGGCATGGACAAATTCCCCCGGCTCATCCAAATTGCAGGAGTACACCACAATATCGTAAAGCCTTAATTTAAGTATTGTTTAAATAAAAGATGGTTCATAAAGAAACTATGGTTCGGAATTTAAATAAAATTATGGGTGTTTTCTATGGGTGATAATATAATCGGTAAAAAGATTGAACTTTACCAACCTTTGTTTAAAGTTAAAGGAAATGAGGGAGTAAATAAATACGAAGCAGTTCTTTCTGATAACAGCTTAGATCGTGATAATGAAATAGTCGGTAAAACTGCTCTTGAAAACGTGCAAGACTCAGACATAATCGTCGGTCTTATGGATCACGAAAACAAAATACTTAATCAAGTCTGTGTATGGCAAAACAAACGAATAGAAAAAAGAAAAGGACATACAGCCTTAGTATCAGAACCGAAATTTTTCTTATCTAATCCTAACGCAAATATCGTTAAAGGAATGCTAGACGAAGGAGCACCTATGGGTGTATCAATCGGAGCAATAGTTAAAGATTATGAAATGAAAAAAATCGACGGAAAAGAAATAAAAGTATACACAAAACTAGAAATACTTGAAGCCTCTTTCGTCGCAGTACCTGCAAATAAACATGCAGGAGTATATGCAGTCGCAAAAATGTTTAAGACAAAGGAGGAGAAAAACATGACAGATAAGACTTACTCCGAGAAGGAGTTCAATGATATGGCTAAGAAAGCCGAAGATTTTGAGAAACAAATTTCTGATTCAAAGACAGAACTTGACAAGGTTCTAGCTGAGAAGGTAGTTACAGATAAAGAATCAGCAGATTTGAAAGCAGCTTCAAAAGTTGCTGACACAGAGAAAGACACAAAAATCTCAGGTCTTGAAAAGGATCTCGAGAAAAAAGCAGAGTTAGAGAAAGAGATGAAACTGATGAAAGAATCTCCGTTATATAAGGGATACCTTGAACATGACGAAGATGCAGACGCAAAGAAAGCAACTGACATGAAAGATTTTCTAGAGAAGGGCATGATCCCTATAGTGAGGCGTTAAAATGAATACAATAGCAAAATTCCAGGGAGCACCAGACGATTTCGATGCAGAACAGTCTCATATCGATTCATTCGCAAGATCGATTACTCCACAAAAAGACCAGTTCGGCGGAAAATCATACGAGTACTGGAACCCATTTACAAAGAACAACCAGATCCCTATGATTAAGGAAAGTCTTGCTAAAGCAGGTTCGATTAATACTCAGACAGGCGGAGCAGGAACTACAGGAACAGCACTTATTCCGGTTTGGGTTGATCCTTCAATCGTAGACAGAACAATCAGAGAAACTCCTATGAGAAATATTTATCCTCGTAGAGCTATCAAAGGTCAGACATACGATTACAATGCTCTAACTGCTAAAGGCGGAGCTGTATGGGCTGCAGAGAATGCAACAATCGCTGACCAAGTAGACGTTTACGACAGAGTATCAGTACCTGTCAAATACCTTTATGCAAAAGGTAGAATAAGCGGTCCGGCAATTGCTTCAATGAGAGGATACATCGATCCTACACAGCTAGACAATGCAGTTAAAACAACTAGCATAATGGAAGCAGAAGAAGACGCAATAATTAACGGCGACGCATCTACTAACCCAGAGGAACCTAGTGGTTTGATAATTACTATCACAACCAATACGACCAACAAGTCTGGTGGATTACCTACGCTTGCAGGTCTAAGAGCAGAGACAGCAACATCTTTCAATGCAAACGGAAGTATTTCGTTAGCTGTGACAGATGTGACAACCCACAACTACATCAAAGGATTACTACTTGATCTACAGAGACAAGTCACTAATCCAAGTCAGGCTACGCTTGGTTTCGGTATACCTAACGCATTCGAATTCGATGATGTTATGTATATAAAAGACAAGTTCATGCCAACCGCTGCAAGCTCGAAAAGGATCCTTTTCTTGGACATGAGATATAATTTCATGGCAGTACTCCAGGACTTGACCTACGAAGAGAAGTACAATGAGAATGATAACTTCCCTTATTTACTCAAAGAATACATTACACCTGTCAATACCTTCGAGTCAGCACAGACTCAGATGTATGGTATTGCATAAGGAGGGCAAAGAAAAATGACAGACATAACTTCAGACTGTACGTTTTATTACAACTTGAACGGGAATATAACGGAGATATTAATCGTGACCCCGGCAACTGCTGCAACAAGCGACACAATCGACTTAAACAGTGACGTTGCGAACGCAAAAGGATCAAAGATCAAAACGATTACTAACTCTTTGTTCCAAGACGATGTAGGAACCGATGTAGTAGCTGCATGGGATCCCGCAACAGGCATTATTACGCTTGGAACAATCTCTACAGGAATCCATAACCTTATTATTTGGGGACTCGGGTGAACAAAATGAGTGATGGATTTAGAACAGATCCAGTAGGAGGCGGTGCTTCTCCTCCTTATACCGGAGATAAGTATAGCTTTGATGCTGACCTGACGTTTACCGGTAAGGTAAGAACTTCACCAGGCAGATATAGTCTTGAGGAAAATTTTCTTCAATTACCTAACGAAAACTCAACTATCTCAATCGTTTATAATCTAGATTTTGAACTTCTAGGAATGAATGCTGATATCGCTGACTTTAGTTGGGACACAACTGCCGGCGGTGTAAAACTCGAAACAGGTAGTGCAGACAATGATCAGGTAATAATCTTACCACATTTGGACACAAAACAGACCGCATGGACAGGAGTTCTATGGGGAACTGAAAACCAGGTAGTCTGGGAAGCACAACTCAGAACTTCGGCGAGTGTCGCAAATATTTTGCTTTGGGCTGGATTGAAATTGACTAACGACCCAGTGATAGCAACAGACAACGATCAGATTTATTTTAGATTTGATACAGATGTCGCACTAGAAACAACCTGGCAAGTAATTAGTTCAATCGGCGGAACAGATACTACAACTGATTCGGGCGTAACAGTAGCAGCATCTACTAACTACAATCTAAGAATAGAGGTTGATAGTGCAAGGAAAGCACATTTCTATATAAATGATGCATTGGTGTATATTACTACAGCATTGACAAACGATATAGACTTGATTCCTTATGTAGGCGTTCAGCAACTTAGTTCCGGAGACGCAAGTGTGACTCTTTGCTACGAGAAAATCTCAAGGATAATCTTTGAGTAATTTTTTTTAATTTTTTAATATAAAAAGTACGAGGTAAAAAATGGGAGTAACTCAAAATATGGACAATTATTTTAACATTCAAGCAGGCCAAGCACTTCTTACTAAATCAATAACTTTCGACGGAGGTACTACTAACGCAATAGGGGACCACGACGGAACAAGTGATCCCTTCACAATCGCAACAGTCACAGGAATAGTAGCTGTCAAAATAATCGCAATATGTACGACTACATTAGTAGGAGCTGCTACGTTA